TATCTCTTGCTCCATAACATATTGCTCTTTGTCGTGCAAGTCTTTCACATATTGTGGCGAGAGAATAACTTGCATTTGTAATAGATGCTTCCATTAATACCTCACCCATGGTGGATGTATTAGGAGTAACTAAATTTGTATCATCTAGAAGTAGAGTATCGGTACTATCTTCCAATTGAAGAAAAATGGAATAAGTACTAGAAGTAAATTGTTCACAAACAGCATTCAGCATGGTTTGCGCAAATTCTCTTGTCAAAGTAATAGAATCTAAAATACCTTCACGTGCAAGTAAATGATTATTTGGTGAAGATTCTATTTCTGTTACAATATCATTAATTTCTTTTTGTATTGCTCCTGCCATAATTTCTCTCTATGATAAAGGTCCCGCAAAAGGAACAGGTGGTGTACCGGGAAGCAATCCACTTACTACCCAAGTTTTTACCCAATCTGCTAAAACACCTCCAAGGTTTTGGCCGAATTCCATTCCTGAAGCTGGTTGCTCCGAAAACAGCTTCATTAACGCAGGTATATGAGTTGGTGGAGTAACCGGCGGACCAATCTGAAATGTACTCATATATGTCATTGCCATAGAAGTTAATTGTGTTCCTATTGCTTGACCTATACTAACACCTACAGGTAATTGTCCTTGAAAAATTTGACCGATATTCAGTCCAAATGGCTCGGGTAGAACAGTAGCAAACATCTGTCCTCCTGCATTCTGCGACAAAGACAAATAATTTTTAAACGCTTTTGTTATATTTTGTCCTGGCGTTAAAGGTATTGCAGGCTGCTGCATAAAAGACATTCCTAATTCTGTTTTCATTAAACTTGGTACCATTGCCATTATTCGAAACTCTGTCCTACTTTTAAAGATTTTAATAAATTTAATTTTACCGATGCCGGTGGCATTGGTGGCCCCGTTGGCCCTGATCCACTAGGATGTATATGCTCTGTTACAATATCTATTATCTCATCCATAAACTCTTTTAAGGTAATTATTAAACCTTGAACTTTAATTTTACCAGAACTACTTATACTAACCTCTCCTAATAATCCTTGCGTTTTTGCGGCCCCTGAAGGGGTTAATTCAAATGAAGATAATAAACTTGATTCTTTAATACTTCCTGCTAAAGTTTCCCAGCTAACATCTCCTAGTAATGCAGATCCGGCAATACCATCCGGACCCGTGGTTGATTTTATTACAATATCACCAGGAGGTAACATTGATATCTCCGATGCAAGGCCATCTGGACCCAAAAGTAATTCTATACCCCCTGTAAGAAGTGGTTCAACAGATTCTATTCCTATTTTACCTGCAAATGCAGTTGTTTTAAACGCATAATCGAATTTCGCGGCTGGCATTACTCCTTGAACAGTTTGAAATATGGAATCTGTAGCATTAATAGAAAATCCTGCACCTGTTTGATGACTTGCAGAACCTTGAGTGTTAATACTAAGTGAACCTGTTGACATTTTCCATTTTCCACCTACCTTATCTGTTTGTTCTCCTACTGTAGTTGAATGTGCGTGTTTTGCATGACGATAAAAATGTGATGAAGTTAAATTAATTTTATTTGATGCATGTACTTTAGTATTACCACTATTAACAATAACATCATTTCCCGGATTTTGAAGAGAATAACTTCCTTTCCCCATTGTAATCAAATAAGAACTTCCTATTTTGTCACTTTTTCTTCCTTTAACATAAACTTCTTGATGGCCATCAATCGTTTCACAATCGCTTAATTCAATATGTGTATAACGTCCTCCTAAAATAATATTATAATAATCATTAACTATTTTATCTACTTTAATTCCTACTTGATGAATTTCTGTAAAGGTTCCTGTACGATGATACCAATGTAGTCTCTCATGTCCCGGAGTATCATCCATTTCTATAATATGTCCACTTTCTGTTTGATGGACATGATTATAAGGATATAATGCTGCCCAAGGAGGGAAAGGTTCTGACCAAGTCCGCCCTGATGCACATGCAATGTTTACTTGTCCTTGTTCTCGATTGATTGCTTTTTCATGTACAATACCAGTAATCATTGGGTCAGTATAAATAGAATTTCCTCGCATTCCCCGAGCTAATCTATTCGTAGTAGGTTCTTTAAGGTAATTTAAATTTCTTGTAGTCGAAATTAACGAATCTGGAATATTCTTATCTAACGGAGCTAAACCTGTATCTGGAAAGGTAGACCTGACAGGACTTTCTACTACTTTAACAGTAAATGCTGGACTTTGGGTAAATGGAGAGGAGATTAATTGTGTTACAGAAAAATTAGAATATTCACCTTTTACATGTGCCTCATGAGTTGTAGCTTTTGCTCCTTGTTTAAGTAAAACCTTATCTGATATTTTTAAATCTTGTGGATGTTGCGTAGGATTTGGAGTAGAATTATGTACAATTGTAGCAGGCTCTCTAGGAACTGCTTGTCCTGAAATTTTACTCTCCATATTATAATTTAATTGACGCGGCCCAATTTCATCAGGAAAATCAGGATGTCCTGCTAATAACGAATGATCACCATCTGGTAATCTTGGATCAAAAAAACCTTTCTGTAAGTTTTCACCCTTAGCATCTTTTTCAGGAATACCTCCAAATGTTCCAAAAAACATTGGCTCCTGTGCACTTTCTCCGTCTCTATAAAATCCTAATACCCATGTTCCTTCTACAGGACCCAATGGGGTTGTTCCCACCCCCGTTTGACTAGCAGAAGTAATAGGTGAAACAGGATATGCCCAAGGTAATGTATCTGTAGGTTGATGTACCTTTTCTTCTGTATTCCAACCTAAAATTCTAACTTTACATCTTCCAAGATAAAGAGGATCGTGGCGGTCTTCGACAACTCCTTGCCACCAAACGAATCCCTCTTTCCCCATAAAATAAGACATTTTATTGTGCTCCTGCTTGATTCGATTGGCTCAACGATATTTGACCAGATTTTTCCGCCTGAGTTTCTTCGGAACCTGTTATAAGGTCAGACTTAAGAGAATCTTTTATACACTCAAATTCAAGTAAGTATTTTTCTGGAGTAAAATGATGACGCAATTTAGTAACTAAATATTTTCCACTTAAATATTTGTGTTCATCGGGTTTAGGTTTTTCCTTTCCTCTTTGTACCACATCCATTACAGCTGGTATCTTAAAATCTATCACATCTCCCACCATTCTATTTGATCTACCTGGAGCTCTAATGAATACTTTAACATTATTAAGCTGTTGAGTTTGAACTATTCTCTGTTGCATCCATTGTTCTACTCTATTAGGAATAATATTTAAAGGTCCCATAATGTCACCCTCCTTAACAGTTTTTACACCAATACCATTTTTAAAATGTGGTATTTCACTATGTCCAAAATTTGTAGGATAAAAACTTACATGCGCATCACTAGATCCTAATGCATGTTGATAATCAGTACACAACGGCCCCTTGTCTAAGTGAGCAAATCCATCCGCAAAATTTTTCTTATCTGCTGCACTTATAATTCTCTCCTTTTCTTCTTCTGAACCATCACTACGAATAATTTTTTCTTTCCTTTGTATGGATCTATCAATATAATTGAAGTCAGTAGTATCGTATTTCATTCTAACTAAATCATGAGTTAATAATTTATTTGCATACATTCCTTTTGTTAAATTTTCTAACACATCAAAATTAGAAGTAAATTCATAGTTATCCACAGAAACCATTTCCATAGCAGTTCGTTCTGCGGCTGATACTTTTGTATCTGGTGGTTGTTGTAAACGTTTAGGCCACATAGTATAAGTTTCTTTAGACCTCTGAGTTCCAAAAGAATATTGTCCTTCCTGTGGACTAGTTCCTGGTGGATCATCTGCAGGTTTCATATATCCCATTCCCCCTCCAGCAAAAAGAGTTTCTATAGAAATAAAGAAAAACCCTGTAACAGTTTCATAAAATAAAAAAGTTGCTCCAACAGCATGTTGTCCCGCAGATACTGATCTAGACGCTAAAAAATCAAAAGCTTTAAATGGTGTTAAATTAGGAATAATCATATTTGTTAAATTTTTTGTAGGCTCAATAAATATTTTTTTAGTACTCCATCGAAAAAATTCACGATATAGCTGCCGAACTACAGTAGATATTTTTTGTGGTTCTTTTGTACGAGTATTCACAGTAGTTCTCTGTACCTTAGTTTTTAAACTAGTAATGTATTCCTTTGAAACTCCATGTAATGTATATTCAGTAATTCCTTTTTGTGCGCTTGTTTCCCTCCTATCAGTCATTTTGAATATACTAAAAGTTAAATCTAACAATCCACTATTTGTAGAACCTTTAAAGGGTCCTGGTCTTTCAACTTCACTCCCTGGCGGACCTGAGGGCTCTCCGACATTTACTTCTTCTAAATTTGGCATATTCGCCGTTTTAATTTTTAATGTTAAAGTTTCTTCTCCGATAATTGGCAAAAATTCTGCTAATCCTGTACCATCTAAAATTTTTATTTGCATGGTAAGGCTAGAAGAAAATAGACTTTCATAAATGCTTATTTCAGAAAAAGCCAATCTTAAATCAATAAATCCTCCACCTTTTTTATGTGGGGAATAGAGGTTACATTCATAAATTTCATACTCCCCAGGGAATCGGGGCATATTTTGCGGCTTGGGTTTTTTAATATCTTTTTGTTTTGCTCTAGCAGGTTCGTTCTGCATGTAGGCAAAAGGACCGGGAGCCTTCCGGCGGGGTAATATCCTATCTCCGAAACCTGGAGGCGTATCATCTGTATGTGGATTTCTTGTGGCCATGAATTAATCTTTTATAATAATTTATTTACATGTTCCGTGAATATCATAGACGCAAATTGTTTTTTAATTAGCTTAATATCCCGTTTAGCTTCATTTAATTTATTTTCAAACTCATAATAATATACAATCCCTCTGTCATTATTCGGTAAGGAAGTATAAGTATCAAAATCACACGCTATCTTATATTCTGGTATAGGATCATTTGGACCCTTTTGTTCAACTCTATGTCTGAGAGTACGTTCATAATGGTGTATTCCTTGTTGGGCAGATGGAACAGAACCATATTTAGCTTCTAAATAAGAAATAAATTCTCTTGTTCCTAATGGCCAATCCCAAATAGGGTTATGCATTTCATTCATAATAAAAATTAACCAAGTAAATTTTACATCACCATAAATTTTAACGGCTGTTACATCCGGTCTTTCATTTTCTGGTATGGAATATGGTTGAAATTGAACTATATCATCCAAAAGAACATCCTTAATTTTCGACCTATTCATAATATCAACCGCGATTTTCAATTTTGTGGGCTCGCGTACTCCTGAAACATTATAAGAAATTTTTGGGTAATGTGAAAAAAATTCTGACATTTTTAATAATTTCCTTGTTCTCCGCTAACTAGTTCTCTATACAATACGTTTATTTCCGTAAAAGATAATTTCATTTCTATACTTACAGGATTTTGTGTATTTTCAAAAAACAATACAGTATCTTGTGTAGTATAATCTAATGCAATGTCTGTTAATACTGATCTTCCTATTTGAAAAAGGGGACTATCTTCACCTTTTGGTAATTCCTTTCCATTAATAAAAAATTGTATTACAAATTCATCAGGATACCCAAACATTCCCATAGGTGTATTTTGACTCACTCCTCCCTCATGACTAGGTAGCATTGCTTTTTTAAATGCTCGGCTGATTCTCGTTATTTTTTGTGAATCAATTTTATTTCTTGGGAACATTTTAAAAGTAAATGTATGATCACGCATACCTGTTGGGCCTTTATATGCAGAAACTAGATAAGGATTTAATATTTTACCTGTAGCTCTACCCAAGGCCTCATCCGCAGCACCTCCAGAAATCGTGCTTATGCCCTTGCGTGCCAGTTCTTCACCTGAGCTCAGTTTGCTCCATAGGGCTGATCCAGCTTGCGCAAAAAGGTCTATAACATCCAGTCCACCTCCAGCTACAGCTGATTGATTAATAAAAGATGCTCCCATGCGTCCCACCTCAGCTGAATCATATTCTGATTTATAATTTGTATTCAGTGCATCGGGAGGTATATACAACGCAACATCTAAATTCGGTTCAGACTTATTACCAAATTTAAAAGATCGAAACTGGATCCAATGTTTCAAATCATCACTTCCTAGATCGGTCGGCCAAGTATGTGTATCTGGGGATTCAGGCATTTTTTCCTTAATTATAACTATTATTTTTAAACATCTATATATTTATATGGCATACAAAGGAAAGTTCCGCCCACAAAATTATAAAAAATATAAGGGTGATTATACTAAAATTATTTATCGATCTGGCTGGGAGTTAAAATTCATGAAATACCTGGATCGTCAGCCTAAAGTCTTGCTATGGTCAAGTGAAGAAGTTATTATTCCATATAAATCTCCTATTGATAATAAATGGCATCGATATTATCCTGATTTTTGGGTTAAAACCTCTAAAAATGAAACTCTAATTGAAATCAAACCGAAAAAACAAACTAAGCCACCTAAAGAAAATCCTAAACATAGAAGAAGATTTTTAAAGGAAGTAAGGGTTTGGGGAATCAATGAAGCAAAATGGAAAGCTGCAGCTGAATTTTGTGAACAAAAGGGTTGGAAATGGCAAATCATGACTGAGGATACTTTAACAATTACTAAATAGTTACAGTATCTAAAACAATAATAAAAGAAAAATGTAAAATGCCTTTATTAGCCCTCTTAGCACAAACTATTCGTGCCGGTCTTGTTGCATTAAGAACAAAAACCGCAGCCGGCTGGTTCAGAAAACTTGTTAAAGAAACGGTAGTAAGAACTACCTTACGTGAATATAGATCCCCCGGGAAACTATTATCAAGGAGTAATAAAACTGTAGCTTGGAAAAGAGGTAGTATGTATTTTTTCAAGTATGATCCAAAACATAAAGAAACACTTCCGTTTTATGATACTTTTCCTTTGGTGATTCCCATTGAAAGATATTCTGATGGATTTTTAGGTATCAATTTTCATTATCTATATCCTAAAGATAGAGCTATATTATTAGATCAACTTCAGGTGTTTGCTAATAATGACAAATTAGATGAAACAACCAGATTACGTATGACATATAGAAGCTTAGGAAATTTTACAAGACTTAAAAGAGCAAGGCCATGTATTCATAGATATCTAGATATGCATATGAGATCGGCAATGGTTCCTATTAATGCTGATGAATGGGGAACAGCTCTGTTTTTACCTGTAGAACGATTTAAAAAAATGAATAAAACAATGGTTTGGATGGATAGTAAATCCAAATACATAACATCATAAAGAAGGAATAAAATTATGGCAGATGCAGGACCCTTTGCACCAGATAACTTTTTAAATAAAGCAGATAATCTTGGTGGACTTGCTAAAAATAGTAGATTTACTGTTTCAATTACTCCTCCCACAAAACTAGTCACCGGAAATCGGGCTGAGGTTTGGTCTTTCCTTTGTAAAAGCGCAGAAATTCCAGCCATGGTTCAACAGACAACAGAAGATAGGATT